AACGAAAAACGCACATAATTATAATACTGGGACAGCTCAAACAAACACACACACACACACACACACACACACACACACAATACGCACCGCTATATATAGGCACAACTCACCGCTATATATAGGCACAACTCCCCACTATATATAGGCAAGTGATTTAATAACGCATGTTACCCCAGTAAAATCAACGAGTTATATTAATAGTTTGGTAGTGGCGCGGTAATTATATGCCGTGGGGGTGATGGGTGCCCCCCTTTGTCTCTTTGTATGCAGGGGGGGCCACGGGGGGAAGGGCTTGGGCGGGTCGTATATATACCCCCTCAGATTTTTCTTAAGAAAACTTAAACCCTCCTACACCACCCTTGAGTTAACAAAAAGCCATACCAACACATACGCTGTTATCCCGCATTGGGTTGTTACTAGCTAGTAGGTTAACTAATAGCTATTACCTGTAGTTGGGGGGGTAGGCTACGCCTCCTCCTCCCCCCTTCCTATAGGGGTATACGGGGGTATCCTATAACGGTACGCTAATTCGTAAACAAGGGGGGTCAGTGAAAGCCACACAGCACTAAGGCTGTAGAGCGTTTTCAAACACGGCCTATACTAAATCCAAGAGTTACTAGAGGTTTGCACATTGGATGTATTAAGATTTCCTAAGAACTTATCTAACTCTAGGTCTAATAATTCACCGTGTCTTTCTCTCATTAGCTCATCTGCATCACCTGCCATTTGCTCTACCCAGTAGGCTGTAGCCATTGCTAGGGCATCCAAACGGTCATCGTGTGCTAATGCTCCACGGTCTTTAGTAATTCTAGTCATCTGGTAGAACAGTGAGTATCTTTGAGCTATGTCATTAGGATACTTCTGTATAGAGTCATAATCCTTTTGGATAACTTCACGATCTATAACAAGCCTATGTTGGTTCATCACTGGCTCTAGGGTATCTATGATTCTTAACTCTTTCTGTTTGCTATGTCTGACTTCTTCCAAGGTCACGGGGTAGCTTTTAGTAAAGTAAGGTTTGATTAGTTCACTGAACATACCGTCACCAAAGTTACTTTCTACTAGCACGTAGTTCACTTGGTTTTTCTTAGCAATGTCTACTAAGGACTCTAACGTCTGCCCTGAATAACCCCCTTCTACTCCCCCAATATCAGGACAGTAGAGGAAGCCATTGAGCATCTTTAGAACTGCGTAAGAAGTCTCGTCTGAGCCTCGACCTGAAGGGTCTATAGCCATGACTGAACCTGTGTAATCTACCCAATCCCCAGAGAGCTTAAAAGGCTCGTAGAAACGATCTCCACGCATCCCTAAGTTGGGTACATCTTTGACTTCAAGGTGGCTCATGGTGCCGTGTATGGGCTTCTCTGGTGCTTTCTGACCATCCACTGACATGACTATTAGGTCTTTAAGCTTGAGGGGGTGTCTGTCTGCATCTGACAAGCTTGTATCTAGTTGGAACTGAAGGGCATAGCCAGAGCGTCCATAGGATAATTCACGTTCTATGAGGTCTTCTTCATCGAATCTCATAGGGTCTGTAGGGTTCCACTCAATACTAGGGTCAGCTTCAAGCTCTAGCATAAGGCTAGGAGCAATACGATCACCGTACCTGTTTACTTGGTCTGCTTTAGGATACCTAGAGGGCCATATACGGGTTACGTATCCCTTGTCCTGTAGAGCATCGTATAAGGACTCTTCTGTCTGAGGTGTCCCAAGGTAGATGATCTTAGAGGTGTCTAAAGGCTTCAGTACGGCATCGAACTCAGTCACTAGGGTCGTTAGCTTCTCACGCATCTGTTGAGTCTGTGAGTTGTTAGGAACCTCAATGTCATCTGCAATGATGAGGTCTGCGCGTGAGCCTGTAAGCTGACCAGTGATACCCACCGACTTGACACTAGGACTGTGTGAGGCCATAGAACCTTGTACGTTAAAGGCTATTCTGCTCCATAGTTGGTCTTTGTCGGGGATAAGATGGGCCAGTAGTGGCATCTCCATAATGAGTCTTTGAGTAAACATAGAGAACGCATCTGCACGTTCCTTGCTTGCAGACACCACCATGATCTTAAGGTCAGGGTCTAGCATCAAACGCCACACCACATAAGCACTCGTAATGTAGGACTTCCCTACACCACGAAACGCCTGAATGATGGAACGCTTGGGGCTAGTCTGAAGGTAATCTGCAAGGTCGTATTGTACCTTTGTAGGTACAGGTAGGTTTAGCTGCTTCCATACGAGGAACAAGAAGTTCCTAAAGTCTTTTAAGGGGTGTTTATCTGTCTCCATTAAAGTCCCCTTTTATTAGTGCGATAAAGTGTCTTGAAGTGACTCACTGTTAAACGGTAAGGCTTCTAGTAGCCCATCCAAAGGTGAACCTTGTACGGGAATTGCGTCTATGTTGTTGTCTTTGAGAAACTTAATAGCGTTGCTCATGTCTGCTGGTTTAGCTTCACCTGACTCAACACGATCTAGTAGCTCTTGGGCCACTGCCGTGTGTAAGGTAGAGAGCATTTTTTCTAAGTTAGTATCCATTTTTACCTTTTCGCCAAGCTCTGTTTTGAGACTTTGGCTGTATTCTTAAGTTACTGGGTGAGTTGTTGTTAGGGTTACGGTCTTTATGATCTACGTCCTTACCGTCACCTTTTTTAACACGTCCACTTTGTATCAGAAGTGACCTAGCTGCATTGCGTTTAGCCCTGCGTTTCTTTTGGTCTGGCCTAGAGTGGTAAGTAGCGTATTCATGTTTGTAATCTCTTGTACTCATTTAGTGAGTCCTTTAGACTTCTCAAAGCTTCTTAAGCCACCTAGACCTAATAGGGACATGACAAGCGTTGTTAGTTCTGCTGAAGCGATTGCTGGTAGTTCTGCTGGTAGTGCAAAGTAGGCATTGATGAGTCCAGCAAAGGGAAGGATAAGGAACTGGTAGCCTAGACCAATAGCACATACCCAACCGATTGCTGGCCTCCAACCAGCCACGAACACAGACGAATGTTTAGCACTTTCGATGTTAGCCATTGCCTGTAGAACGTGGGGTTTTTGGAGGTGTTCTTGGACTTTAAGAGCAGCGTTGGCTCTCTCTTCATCCGAAGTAAACAGGTCATCAAGACCTTCCATGACACTCCCTGCAATACCTGCTAGGGGGTTAATAGGCATGGTTATTCCTTGTTTAAGTTTCTTATACTTTACAATGTATACTGTAATGTTCACTTTAATGTGAACTTACTATTAGTTTATGTGAACTAACTATTAGTTTTTAAGTCCCCATCCACTTGGACAGGACTGAAGTACCCACACCGCCTAGACCTATTGAAAGAAGCATAGCACCAGCAAGGAAACCCTTACCTTTTACTAGCTGCTTCTCTAAGTCATTAATACGGTTAGATAGCGTTACTGTTGTTTCATTTAATGTTTCGACTTGAGTGCCTAGAGTTTCTACTAAGGTCACTAAACGTCCTGCATCATAGTCTGTCATTTGGGACATTCTCATTAACCTCTATAGTAAACAGCGATTCCGAATAAGAGTCCCATTGCTAGTAACATACAGACACCTACATTAATGGCTAGGCTAACGTCCTTCTGTAACTTTGCATTTCTCCTGATCTGAGCGTTCACTTTCTCTTGTTCCTCTTCTCTACGTTGTCGATGCCACTCAGCTTCAAACCTTACGAAGTCAGACCAACCTTGTAGTCGGCTTTTTTTCATGTGGTACTCAAGTTCGGCTCGTTGCCTATTAAGCTGTTCTTGATATTGAAAGGCTTCTAAGGCTGTCCCGCTAGAACTTGAGTCACCAGCTTTTTGTTTGATTTCGTGGGTGGCAGAGAAATAATCAGTAAGCTTTTCTCCCATGTCGTAGATAGACTTACCGTTCTTTAAGGCAACCGAAAGCGTTTTGAAAATGGCATTTGCTGCTGCGATTTCCATTAGCATAGCCATAACCTCCTTGAGTATTCTTGGGTTTCATAGGGTTCTTTGGATGGTTGTACTACTAGATATTCTATGGGGCGTTGGGCTGTTTGGGACACCGTTGGCTCTATGAGTAAAGCCTTTCCTTCAGGGAGAAGAGAAGTTGATTGATGTACCAAAGGAAGCCCTGTTGGGCTAGACCACATTGTTATATGGACTGCATATTTCTAGCGCAGAACGCTGTAGAAGTTTTATTGTCTTCTACTTTTACTACCGAGTACCCAACCATTGGGCTAGTTATTAAACTGTAACCTTTCATCTTACCTATGCGTAATAGTTCGTATCTACAGTTATCAAGGGAATTGTAGCTAGATACAATTATAGGGACTTGGGGTTCAGAATTAGATAACATTGTTGCCAATATTATTGACCACATCTACTTCTTCTTTGGTTTCTTAGTAGGTTTTGATGGGGGACGGCCTTTCGTAGTCCCATAAGTACCTTTGCCTTGGGGCATAAGTTATTCTCCTGATGGTAATGCGGAAGCTACATGAGCAGCGAGAGCAGCCACCACAGCATCGGTATGCACTGCTGCACAGATTGCCTGTACTTCTGCACTCTCTGCTGAGTAGTCGTCACCTGCTGATACAATGTGTCTGCTAAAGCCAGAACTTAACTCCACACCATCTTCCATCACTGCTGTTTTGGTGCGTACTTGAACGTGCTTAAACTCGCCTACAATTTCAATCTTGTCTTGTGTTACTACTTTAGTTAATGCCATGTTGTTTCTCCACTAGCGCATCCACGCTAGATAAT